CCTTAACCGTTAAAGAACTGTTAAAGTCAGGAATATCGCTATCTTTTTCCGTACTATGAGGCCGCTGGTGATCTAAAAACGTAGGAATATCAATATAATACTTACCATCAACCTCATATAACCTTATTAATAACTTTTCTATTAATTCATTTAGGCACTCATCAAACATGTCAATTTCAAATGGCATACACTGAGCAGCTAAAGAAGTCCTTCTAAACTTCATTTTTCCGCTCTTGTCAGCATGACACCATAAGCCAATGTATAGTAACCGTGAGCTAACCGTTAAATAACCTATATCATCAGACATGAAAAAATCAGGCTTTATAGTTCTTATTCTAGCCATGATTAACACTCCTCATCGGATACCAAATCACTTTTTTCTTTATGTTTTAGTGCTCTATTTGTCATAACATCATGCTTTAAAATATCCTTTACATACTCTGCCATTGACACGCCTTTTTGCTTTGATGACTCTTTCAATTCGGCCTTTAACCATGCTGGAATAAACATATTAAATTTTTCAGTTTTCATTTTTTTCAATTAATCTAATTTATTAATCATAATTATATGCATATATATGCTGACAATGCAATATATAACTTTCAGCAAACCAAAAAAAAACCGGGCTATTAACCCGGCTATAGAGGAGCGCATAAAGTATTTTTATCGTGTGTCAAATTTTTGACATTTCCTGAATTTACCACCTGGGCTGCCAGCCCAGAACGGTTTATTACCTAACGCAAGATAAGCTAGTTTAAGGCCTCTTTTGCTCGGCTTCTTTGCTTTGTATTCCTCGTACTTTAAGCAATAGCCTAAGCCTAACCCAGTGCCTATTTCATCTTTTTTGTAATGCTGGCAATCGCAGCATGTTACTAAATTAGTCATTAAACCCCCTATTAGCCCCATTCCACGCCTCAATTGCTTTTAGCATTGTTTCATCGCTATATGGCGTATAAAGAACCGTTCTAAATTCAATCATCCACTCATCGCAACAACTACCGGCCACAAATGCATAAGTTAATGTGTAGCCCTCTGTAATATTTAATTTTTCAGGAACTTCACCGCATGGGCATTTTTTTAATTTATTCATAAATACTATGACCGCATTGAGTGCATTTAGAGACGGGGATTATCGTTCCTGTGCCGCCGAATGACATCGTTACAACATTTCAGCGCACCGCTTAATTCTTCAAGTCTGTCTGCAGCTTCCGATATTAATGAATTATCAGCGTGATTCTCTGTATATATCTGAACAGATAATATTCGTAATGCATCTATTAGTGCTTTAGTTTCTGTTTTCATTTTAAATAAGCAGGCGGTATTGTAATTTTATTCCGAACTGCGGCACCTATAATCATGTTTATACGATCCTCAGTTAGCTTCTCGTTCCATTGTGATATTGCCGATTTTGTTCGGTTCAGCGCCCTGGCTAATGCCGCATCAGTCCCGCCAAATAAATCAGCGGCTTGTGTCTTAGTCATATTTTAATCCTTTTTAGTCTACATTTAATATGTGAGCAGCTTAACACATTAAGATTAAAAGTTAAGTATGCTTGACTTTATAAGTTAAGAGGCCTAAACTATGCACCAAGTCAAACAACTTAGAAAAGAGGCTGAGATGAAAAAGCAAGAATTATTGAGTGAGTTATTAAAAGCTAGATTGCAAGGCCGCGAGGCGTTAAGATTATTTGTTATTGAATTTCACAAAAATAGGGGAACAAAATGAGCACAAGACATCAGAATGTAAAAACAAAAATAACCATCCATGAAAATGAATATGAATGTTTCTTTGACTTTGAAATAGATTCATCTTTTGAGAATCAAATTGCCATAACATCAGCAATTATTGAGCCTAGGAAAAACTTATATGTAGAGTTACTTAATGCCAGATATTCATGGCTAATCAACAAAGATGATTTAGAGTTTTTACGCGAAGAAGCAAAAGAATATCTGAAAGAATTGGAACATGATGAAATATTATCTGCGTGCGATAAAGCATGGTGATTAATATGAAATACTACTTAACTAAATTCGGGAAAATAATAGGCTGGACCTCTGATTTATTTATTGCAATTAGTTGGCGAAGTCTTGGTAATGGTAACGACTATCAAATAAAAGAGGTTTAAAAAATGGCACTAACAACAGAGCAATTACAGGAAAGACAAAAAGGCATCGGCGGTTCAGATATATCTGTGTTACTTGGGCTTAATCCATACAAAACACCATATGAATTGTATTTGGAAAAAACCGGCGAGCTGGCACCTAAATCACTGGATGATAATGATGCCGTTTCATTTGGAAACATCATTGAAAACACAATAGGCGAATTTTACGAGCATAAAACAGGCTTGAAGCTCAGGAATAATAACCAAACAATAAGACATACAAAATATGACTGGTTGGTTGGGCATATCGACAAAAAAATTGAAGGTGTAAAAAAGGGCGTTGAAATTAAAAACGTAGGATTTCACGCCGCCAGTTCATGGGGTAAAGATGGGACTGATGAAGTGGCAGAATATTACATTATGCAACCAATGGCCTACATGCTTTTGCTGGATTACCAAGAATTTGATGTAGCCGCTTATTTTGGCGGTGCAGACTTGCGGATTTATCCATTACAGAGGGATAAAGAGTTTGACGAACTGATCATTGATACAAGTCATGATTTTTGGCACAACAACGTATTAGCCAACGTACCGCCTGAAATTGATTACACGCATCAAAGCACGGAAGGATTGCTTAAACGGCTATACGAAGGCACAGACGGTACGGAAATAGATATTACAAGCGTTGAGCACTGGCATCAAGTAAAAGTTGAGGCACAAGCAAAAGTAAAAGAGTACGAGGCTATTGTGCAAGGCGCTAAAAATCATATTATTGCTGAAATTGGAAATTCTGCAATTGGCAATATTGAGGGCATAGGATCGTACAATAGAAAGCTTGTGAAGCGAAAAGGTTTTAGTGTCGATCCAACCGAATATATGAATCAAACGTTTAAGAAACAAATGGGTTAATTATGACAGTTGAACATTGCTCACAATGCGGAGAAGAAACGAATGTTTTTGTTGATGGTTATTGCACTGATTGCCAAAAAGAGAATCAGAAAAATTTAGATGACTTCAACTTTAATTATGACCGCTGGCAAAGCATGAGCGATGCCGAACGAGATGCTGCTATAAAGAACGCGTCATAAATGACTTGTAAATGAAATGGTGTTGTGAGAATTTTTTAATATTCTGAGGAACTAGAATGAGGGTTGGTACAGCAAAACAAATTAGCGCTCAACAGCATCTAAATAGTGAATTTAAATTTGAAGTTGTTAGCATCCATAAAACATACGACCTAGCTGTGAAAAAAGCAGAACTTGGGTCTATTGTTGTTGATAATTCAGATGAGACAAAACGTGGCGACTTAATTAATGAGGATGGGAAAAAGTGGATTTCAGGAGACTAGAATGCATGTAATACTTAATGACGAATGTTTTAACTTAGATAGATTTGATACGATAACGTGTGTTTATACAATAAATGACAGAGAAGCATTCAATGAAGATGAGCAAAAGAGGATTACCAAGAACTTTAAGCCATCAAAAGATGAGCCATTGGCAATAACAGCAATGAGTCTTGGGCACGAGATACACCGACTTGGATTAATAGAAGAAGCACATGATAAAAAAAGATATGACTTGCTTGATGATATTTTTGGAATTATAGACCCAGCAAGTATTGAAAGCATCAGTCAACTAGATGGATATTGATTTATAACAGGGAGTTAATCGGATTAAATGGATAGGGTTTTAAAAAAATGAATGAATTAACTGAGAAATTAGAAAATTGTCCAAGATGCTGGAATAAAGCTGCTAACGATTTTTAAGAACATAACGGCACAGCTCAGATGCCTTTGGCAGATAAAAGGCGGACTATTTAAACACAATTAATTTTAACTCAACGCTGAACTCCAAAAAACGAACTGCGCTGCCAAAGGTCAGCTGGAGCGATGTGTTATAAAGCGACCCAACAACACAGGAACAACTATGGATACAATAAAGTGCCAAAGAACAGTGTTTGACCTAAAAACTGGGGACACTATTTTAGACAACGGTTTTTGCCTGCAACTTACATCAAGAGTAATAAGAAGAGGTGTTGACACAAGAATCCCTCTTGTTTCTAAAAAGGCATTTAATGAGTTCAAGAATCTACCAAATGTTAGAAATTACCAATCTGAAAGCAATGAAATATGGGTATATGAATAGCTTTATAACCACTAATTAACCGGCAATATTGCCCTGATAAGTTGATATTAACCGGTAAAGCTGGCAACCAAACAAAGATAAATTTGCTTTAAATAGTTAAGAATGCTAAACTATATACAAGAAAATTATATAAAAGAGGTAAAAATGAAAGAAATTGCACAGCAACAAAATAATGGGTTCTCGCTAAATCCAACAAATCTAACAGAAGCTATGAAACTTTCAGAAATGTTAAGTTCAAGCTCAATGGTTCCAAAACAATACCTAGGGAAGTCGTCTGACACGCTTATAGCGATGATGCTCGGTGTTGAGCTAAGGCTCAATCCTATTCAATCACTTCAAAATATTGCGGTTATAAATGGCCGCCCGGCGCTGTGGGGTGACTCTATGTTGGCACTTGTTCAGAATCATCCGCAATATGGCGGTGTTGATGAATCATTTGACGATGAAACAATGACAGCGACATGCACTGCATGGAGAAAAGGCAGTAAAAAACAGACATCGACGTTTAGCCAGCAAGACGCGCAACTAGCAAAGCTTTGGGGGAAACAGGGACCATGGTCACAATACCCAAAAAGAATGTTACAGCTTAGAGCAAGAGGTTTTGCACTGCGTAACACGTTTGCTGATGCTTTGAGCGGTTTAATTTCTGCTGAAGAGGCTAGGGATATACCGGGCGATGAGATAGAAATAAATCCAATTAAAACAGAAGCGCCAAAAAGCAGAGTCGATGCTGTTAAGAAAAAAGCAAAAGAAAGTGCAGTAAAAAGGCAGTCTGTTGATAAAAAAACTGGCGAAATTGAGGATGATAAAACTGTAATTCTAAGCGATATTTTAACAAGCATTGATTCTGCAACAGATGTTGAATCGTTAGACATGGCTGTTGACATGGCTAGACTTTTAAATGATGAGGATAAGCGAACAGCACGAACTGCTTATGTTGAAAAGTTGAATGGTTTTTAAGGTAATTGACAATGAACAGAAAATACAAAAATATTGACTGGTGCGCTCTGATTTACATTCTAAAAAAAGAAGGTGTAACTTATCAAAAAATATCTGATGTAACAGGGTTCAGTTTAAATCATATTTATAATATAAAAGAGGAAATAACAGATCCTGACATTATGGATAAAACAATTAATCTGATGCTATTGTTTTTAGAAAAAACTGAAATTGATGTTCCAATATATGGCGAGCACAATGACGTTGTTAAATTATGATGTGATATATGCATTTTCTAAAGCTAAAACATACAAATAAACCGCGTACTTTTAAATAAAAAACATATTTTTAAGAAAAAGACGTACTTTTTAAACAAACTGCACTGTTGGTTTTTACGCTCGAACGGTGGGTTATGTTTCCTGGGTTGATATGAGCAGAACATACAGAAAGAAGCGACCGAGTATGGAACTTGGTTACTTGGCGGAAACGCACCAATACTGGGATGGCAAGGTGCGCGACGGTACACCGCAGCATGTCTCCGGTAGCTGCAACAACCATGGCGGATGCCATTTTTGCGAAAGCAACAGACTGCATAAGCATAAACGGCATGAGCCTATTGATGAGGAAGCATAACGGTATAAGTAACTGGCTACGAACGAGAAATTAATGAACTGCGAAATCAGTTTGAATTTTAATAAACAACACACTGACTTAAACACGCTGTCGGTTCGTAGTCCACGTTGACTGATGTGTTATTAGGCATTAAACAAAAAAGCCATGAAAATAAAGAAAGATATTTTAGAAAAAATAATTCAGGATAGCATTGATAATCTTGAATGTGACAATTGGAATTTAACAGAGAAATTTGCAATACAAATCGAAAAAGGAATTGAAGTTCAAATCCAAATTACTAGAGATGATGATGAGCTGTGTGGCGATATAATTGAAGAATATAGCCAAGCCTTATAACCAGTAAGTCAGGAATAAACTTGATATTATTAGTTAAGAATGCTAAACTATATACAACCTAAACAAACGAAGAGAGGCGTTAAAATGAATAATGAACAAGTAATTAAAAAGCAAATATCATCACTATTAGATGAATTAGAAATTGAGAAAGCAAAGAAAAAGCCAAATAAAAAAAAGCCGTTCTTCTCTACGACTAGCGTGTCAATACTGATTTCTTTTATTATAGCCGTAATCATCATCGAAGGTAATGAGCCAGATAAACCAGATGCACCCTTAACTGATGAACAATTAATGGCCCAATCAATTAGCAATGTTAATTGGGAAATTTCAAAATATAGAGACGCAATGAATGACTGCAGTAGCTGGAAAATAGCTATTAAAACAAATGCTAGTGATATTCAGAAAATGGATAGTAAATGCGCTCAGGCAGATAGGTATTTAATTAAACAAAATACCGCATTGCAAGCGGCTTATGACAAGCATGGAGAAGCAGTTTTTACTCAGGCGTATAAGCTTAGGTATCCTATATAAAATAGTGGATTAAGAAAATGTCGCTACCAGATATAACACAAAAAGACCTCAAAAATCTGCTCAGGTATTACCGAGGAACAGGTGAGTTTATATGGAAAGAAACACGAGGCATAAGGGCGATTAAGGGACAAAGAGCTGGTCATCAAAATAAAAATGGATATTGGTCTTTGCGCGTTAATTTAAAATTGTATCTTTTGCATCGGCTAGCATTTCTTTATGTTACCGGAGAGCTGCCGAAAGAAAGGGTTGATCATATCGATAGGAACCCAGGCAACAATTCATGGAAAAATTTAAGGCTAGTGACACATTCTGAAAATCTTAGGAACGCTAAATTAAGAAAGGATAATTCATCTGGTATTGGCGGCGTATATTTTGATAAGTCACGTAAAAAATGGGCTGCTAGAATTAGCATATCACCAAATAAACCTAAAAATCTTGGGCGATTCGATACTAAAGAGTTAGCTATAAAAGCCAGGATTGAGGCACAGGAAAAACTAAATTACTCTAATTGTCATGGAACCAAGCTTAATAATCCAGAAAGATTAGCCCCAAAGCAGATGAATTCATCTGGAACAATTGGTGTTTCACCAAATAAAATGAAAAACGGGAAAATTATCTGGAAAGCTTACATAGGCCGCGATGGTAAGCAAGTTCATTTAGGTTATTATGCTACCAAGAATGGTGCTATACTAGCCAGAAAAGAAGCTGAAAAGAATCTAAATATCACTGAAAGGACATCAGGATAATGATCGACTAACCGCCGTAAGTGGTAAATTTAATTAATTAAATCAAGAGGTTATATATATTATGAAACATTTATTATTTACATTATTGCTGTTACCTGGATTAGTCCAGGCGGCTGCATTTACAGGGATAGCGGGAGACGTTGTCATATCAGGTTCGTTATTTTTGGACAACGATGCAGCTAACGACGGCACATTCTCAGAAGCCGCCGGAGTTGGTAACGTTGCTGAAATTCGTCATGCTGACGGAACATTGCTTTGGGATAACTCATTAACTGAGCTAAGCCTAGGGTTTAGTGGGTTTACAAGAACTGCCCTTGTTCCCGGGCTTGGCGGAACCACGCAATTTACATCAGTAGGCGGTGTGGTAAATTTCTGGGAGAATGCGCTCGGCACATTTCAGGTAACTGGTGACTATGTGGCAGATACACTGGCAATTGATAACGGATTATCAATGTTGTCACTAATTGGTTTTGCTGATGCGCTTGGCAATGTCGCGGTAGGTCAATTTTCAGATACTAGCTACGCTTCAAATGGATTCCTTGAAGTTGTTGGCGGGTCGTTCGGGACTATATTTGATACTAACAATATCGACCTAACACCGGCTGGGTTCAGTGATTTTACGTTTAATATAAGTGGTGATAATATCGCGACTGGCGGGTATGATTTCAGCGGCTCAGCAGATTTGGCAGCAACAGCCGTTCCTGAACCAAATATCTTAGCTTTACTGGGAGTTGGTTTGATCGGTATGGCATTACGTCTTAACCGTAGAGAACTGAAACAAATACCAGGGTTAGCTGCATAGTATTTTACAATGCCAAGGACGGCAACTAAATTAAAAAAAATTAAAGTGTGCATTTATGATAATTGTAAAACTTGTTGATGTTGGTGAGGTGGAGGTTAAGCTGCGTATTGACCATGACGATATAGCAAATGCAATAACGGAAACAGCAAATAGTAAAAGCGCTATTATGCAAACGCTAAATAATTTTTTCAACTATATGAGTGCCGCGCCAGACGATCAAATTGATAAAATGACAATTCAACAAAAACAGATAGTGCATAAATTCTTAACATACCAAGCTGATCGTTTTATATCATGACACAAAACATTAATGCTTCGATATTAAAAAGGTAAAAATATGGAATACTCAACTATTTTAACTATATTGTTCGCAAGCCCAGCGGTGTTTTTAACACTGTTCGGTATTTTAAATCTTATCCATGTATTAAAAAAATTCAAATGAAAATGTTTTTATATTACCTGGCTCATGAGGCTGTAACAAGATGGCCTTATTCGTGGGGCATTAAAAGCAAGTTGTTTTTGTGGTTACTAAACAAAGCAGCTAAATATGCATTTAACATCAAAAAGTAAGGAGTGATCATGGGCGCCAAAATAAAATATCTTACAGCTAAAAAATTAATGTTATTTATGGCTGGAAGGAGCGAATATTTAACAGTCACACAAATATCAAACAGCATTGGCGATGCATCCCGCGATATTGTCAGAGTAAGACTGAATTATTATATCGACTTATTCGATGTAGAGGGTGGAAGGGAGAAAAAATACAGAATAAATGATGATGGCTGCAGATTTATTGAAAATGATTACAAAAGAATTGATGGAAAGTTTATAAAGCTTTCTCGTCATTTTTACACATTTACTAAAAACAGGTGTAAAGCATGGCAATATTAATATTATCATTATTTCTATTATTAGCAGGTTGCTCAACAATGCCTGAAATTAAAGACTCAGAAGCAATTAAATATTCCGACTGCGATATTGAAATAAGAGTAAGCTTCAAGAATATTGATGAGGAACTGATTGTTAATGTTCCTCATCAATTTATATGTAATGTTAGGCCCGGAATAGATGCTTTTTGATTTCTGATCCTGTGCGCTTTCCATGCAGAAAACCCGCCTAACGCAACAGCAAGCCATGCTATAAAATCAATAACAATCATTCCATTAATTTGTTTACCAACCTGCTTAAATAGTCCGTCAAAATATTCTTTTCCTGCACCTTTTTTGTATTCCAAAATACAAACATTATTAATTTCGCGTCTGATTTCCCACAACTGATTGTATTTATAGCCGTAATCATGAATCAACCCAGGAATTAGAAGCAGACCGGTTGGACTTAAGAATATCCAGAATATCCGTGGAATGCTAGCACCATCAAATACAAAACCCCTTGGTATTAAAATTGTCACATCATCATCAAGTTTATATAACCAGTCATTAGTTAACACCCAGCGACGCTTTTCAGTAATACCCATAACCACTTTATGCAACCATGTTGACTGTGCTTTTGTTGGTATAGTAATAGGTGATAAACACGGCATTTCTATATCATCAGAGACGCGCTTGAAATTCAGCATCATTGACAATATCACTATTAAAATATAAGCCGTTAAAACCCACATTGAAATAATGCCAAGCCAAAAACTAATGGTTACAAAATAATAATCATACATATTTAATCCTTAAGCTGAATATGTGGCATGTCAAGAAAACTGCGAAAATTGCCACCCCACTCCAAAGAATAACCAAGCTGAGAACCTGCTTGAAGAAATGCACAGGCTATCATAGAAAGATGCAAATGCTTCCAGCTCCCTTGACCGTCTACATACGCATAAAAATCAATGGCGCGTCCACGCTGATGGTTACTTATTTTTTTATAACCATCAGCCTTAGACTTCCCCATCATGTATAGCTGGTTTTGTTGTTCGGCTGAACGAAGCCCGGCAAACGTAGGAATTCCAAAATCAATCTTAGTTATCTGAATAGCTAAGTCACTAACTTCAATCAATCTGCTATCTATGCCAAGCCGGTTTCGTTTTGATCGATTTGATAAAATAAACATTACAAATTAATGACTCCCATAGGGATTAAATTCATCGTAGGAGCCACAGAATAGCTAACTGTCAATGTGTCGCCAGGCGATAAAATAAATTGATCATTTACATTTGCGCCCTCACCGCCTCCGCCAACTATAGCCGTATCTCCACCCCTGCCCCACAGAACCTGACTAACCGTTCCGCTTCTGACTAAAATTTGTTGCAATTGAGTAGATGAATTAGTATATAAAAAAGGTGAAGCGCCTACAGTGACGTTTGTTCTTGCATCTTTTAAGTTAACTAATATTGAAGCGGCTGTTTTATCATAAATATTCCTCTTTACAGTATCAATACCAAGGTCTGTTAAACCACCTGAGCCATTGACATTGATATTAAAATCTTCCAGAACCGCGCCAATTGCACCTGTATCAACTAGTAAAGTTTCAAAATACCCACCTTTTATTTTTGATAACACTGACAGTGATCCTACAGTACTGCCGACTGTGCTTGTGGCAAGGCAATTATTCCACACCGTTCCTTGCCCAGCGTCGTTAAAATCCTCGACAGTATTATTTTCCATGTCTAAATTATTAAACGTGTTATTCCGGCATGTTGTATTAATTAGTACACCGCGCCCTGTGTTACTTTCTGCTGTGCCACCTACAAAAGTATTTACATCAGCATCGAAAAGTCGTATTGCAGCGCCTGTTGCACCTTCGGCAATCCAGTTAATGAATGTATTGGCTGTGCTAGATTGTAGTTTTGATGGTGACGCCGATAATCTCAAGCACTCCGCTGGATTAGAAGTAATTAAAACTCTATTTATAGGGCTGCCGCAATTTGTATATGTGTTTAATACTGTTAGCGCTTGCTCCCAATGAATCGCGGCTGCTGCACCATTGATAATAACCACATCCTCATATTTGCTGTGCGCAATGTTTTCCTCTCTAATTCCGTGCGTTGCACTAGCCCCGCAATCTATCAAAAAACGATTATGACTAATTCCGTACCTAAAACTAACATCAAAGGCAGACGGGTCAATATTCCACGCAATCCCAGAGCCTGAATATGTGAAGCGCGTTAAATTAGACCCACACCCGAAAGATGTTACATCAGAATGACCCCAATTTGGACTAACTGAATAAGCAATATTTCCAGATGGCCACAATATAACAGGCCTCCCTACTGATGTCGTAATTGATATAACATAATCCTTAATAGCCTCTAAAATCACATTATTAGCTGCGGCGTTTGTTCCATCCGTATGTATTTCAGCTTGCTTAGCATTTACTTTTCCGTTATGTATTAATATGGCTGTTAACCCACCACCTAAATCAAAATCAAAAGCTGTAGCAGAGCCAGAGTTAGAAACATAATATTGCCCAGACCCCTGGTCCCCCTTTGCCAATCCGCCCTGTGTCTTTAATAACTGGCCGACTAAAAAAGATATTGATTGACCCGACGATGCTGTTCCTAATTTCATATCAGCAATGTTATCAAAAACTATAGACGATGATGGATCAGAACCAAACGTACCCCAATTTATGCCACCATCTAATACAGGGTCATTACCAGATTGCTCAAGAATGGCTTTGTAAACAGTTCCGTCACTACCTTTTGAAAGACCATCAACCGGGTATGTCGTAGCCGCATCCCATACCATGATGCCTTGTTCATTGGCATGAGCTAGCCCCTGAGTAAACCATTTTTGAAGGAAGTTGAAATGTTCGAAAGGTGGAATCTCTGCCAGCCACCCAGCATTTACTTTGCCAGGTGTTGTTGTATCAGGGTCGATAATATTTGCACCGGGCGCACCTTCCGCCCATACTCTTGTTAAATCAGGTTTTGAAGTTGCCATGTTTAAAGTCTCGTATTAGTTAAAGAATGTAGCGAATTTTCCGCCTAATGTATTATCGTTTACTGAGCCGAATCCATCAGCAAATGGGATCCCGGCGAATGCAAAGAAATTTGAACTGTCAAATTCCAGCTTATAGTTGACTCGAACACCTGCTGTTTTGGGGATTATATCAGTATCAAGTAATATTGACTTTTCATTTGGGCTTAGTATTTTACCAATTGATAGCGTGTATTCAGTATCACCATCTTCGAATACAACCAGCCCAATATTAAATATGAACTTAATTTGAGCTATAATATTTTCAGGTGTTGAGCTGGTTGAGTTCTTTGCAATTCTGGCACGGATGAATAACCGGTATTCTTCATCGTTTAATATCCTAATTCCCTCTGTTACTTCTCCAATGGCTATAAACCGTCCGCCAACACTAGAATCTGATAACGAACCAAATGACTTAGCATTAGGGTGATTAAAAAACCCGAAGTAATCGAATAACTCAGCGTCTATAAATTCCCTCGTCTGGCCAACTATTGCACCAATAATATCAAGGTTTACGCCTTCCGCTGTATCAATCCATCTCTTTTCCAGTAAATCACAAATCACTTGTTCTAGCGTGTCAGCCTCAATCAAAAGCGTTTTGATATAATTTATCAGGTTAGTTGATTCAGTAAACTGAGTTACAAGCCTGCTTATTGCCAGCTCTTTATGATTAATTTTACTCATGAGTTCACTATGATATTTGCAACTAGGAACTGACTAATCTCTGTTGCTGAAATCGGAATATTCACCGTGCCAACAGGGACTGGAGTGATTCCTATTCTAAGCGCATCAATCTGATGACCTATAATTTCATTAATCGGAGTGTAAAGCCTGGTGTAGATAACATCATCTGCAAGTGAAAATTCTTCTCCAGGCACTAATTCACCATTAGCATAATCAACAATAGCCTGTTTAATTAGTTCGTCACCAGCCGCTGGATATTCAGGAAATACGGTTAAGTCAACTTCAACATAAATATCGATTACAGTAGGCCGTGAAAAAGATATGTCATGTGAAAGCCCCTGACTATCAAATATTTGAACAGTTGTTGTTCCAAAACTGAGTATTCCTGCTGGTTTTTTTAACCATATTGCCTGCCCTATATCAGCATCGATTCCGCCAATTACCAAAACATTAAATGAGTGCGGAGGAAGGCCGTTTGCATCAGTTATATTAGTATCATTTTCCAGTACCGCTGTTTTAGTCACCCCAGGGACTGCAGCGACCTCGGCAAATATAGCATCTATGATGGCCTGAGCATCCCTTGCGACTGATCTCTCTCGTCTTGCCCTTAGCTCAACGTCTGTTTCTTCTTCAACACCAACATCTGCATCACTTACATTATTAACCGTGTCCCAGCCGGTTAATGGTGTATCAATGACTGTGATAGTTCCAGCAAGAGCGGCAACAGGTCCGCTATCAACAGCATTAGCAAAAACAACGCCATTGCCAATCCCATCTAAAGTAACATCTATTTCAGTGCTGAATTGAGCGCTGCTGTCTGATGTACTAACCAAGCTACCGACAGGAATTAATAGGCCAGCATTGCCAGATAATGTTAATTGCACCCTTGATGGTGTTGCTGGAAGTCGCGTTATTCCGTTAAACTGAACTACATTTGAAAGAGATACACCTGTTGCTGCGCTAGGATTGTATGAATTATGCGCCTCCTCTACTAACTCCCATAAATTAGCATTAGATTCTGATATTACACCATTAATTTGACCGTCCGGTGACTCTGGTGACACATTGAAGTTATCACCGAAAACGGCTTTCATTTCGGCGTTTAATTCTTCCAGTAACAAATCAAGCCTTTTCCTCTTAAATCCTGTTTCAGATATTCCGTAATCAGACATTGATAGTTACCTCTGCATTATTAATTATTCCATACGTTGTTTCTGCTGAAAATTGAACGCTCAATTTCCTTGATGATCCGCCCTCATAGTCCATAGAGAACTCAATTAACCGGTCAACACCTGGTGTATCTATTATTTTACTCTTCAATATTGATTCAACATTACCCAAATCGACAGGCTTTACAAATATCTGTTGAAAATATGGCGTTCCAGCATTCAAGTCTAAAAACCACTCATTAAAATAGAATAATAACCGAGTCCTAACATGCTGCACAACCTCTGCAGCTTCATCAACAGTCTGAAATGACCCGCTGCGAATAATTAAATCATTGTTTGAATCTAATGCTCGTCCAATCATGTTGGAACCCCCGTGTCAGAAATACCACCCATCGGAGCTGATGGTGAGCCTGTATGAGTATGACTATTGCTAATATCCGTCCCGCTAGATGTGACGTTACTAGAAAGTGCTGTGTCTCCCTGCACTTCAAGATTTCCTGTGATTGTAACATCTGGTGTTTCCAGGGTTATTTTTGTATTGGTTTTAAGTGTGGCTGTGCCATCTGTAAATAATTTCAGTGAGACAGAATCATCATCTTTTTTTAGCTCAATATTTACCGGGTCGTAATTCGGTATTTTATTGGGTATTGATGACATACCAACAAATGCAACAGCATCGCTGAGAGAATGAAAACGCCTTGCTGATGGGGTGCGCACAGTCCCGTATTGATGCCAATCATCAATAGAGCGCTCACAAAATACTAGCAAGCATTCATCGCCTTTAGCTACCGGAAATGTCAGGGAAAACCCGCCGCCGCGCGGAAATATAACAGGTACATTAATTAGTATGGGTAAATCTGTCGGCGTTAATAGCTCTGTATTATCATCATTTTGAGTGATAAAAACACGCCTAACTGCAGGCTGTACGGTAGCGAGTTGATTCACCGCATCAAATGACTGAACGATGCCAGGCATTGAGGTATGTAGTTCTTTAAGTCGCGTATCAACACCGTTTTTTATATTCGTTGCCAGAGTCTCAAGGGAATTTGTTTTATCAGACATTGATCAACTTCCCTTTAATTTTTGACACCCAATCACCGCGCCTTGAATCACCAGCAAATACAACTTCCTGGATTTTATACGTCCCCTCTGCAATGGTTCTTTTCACAGTGCTCACAAACAAATCACCTAATTGCACATTGCTACCGACTGATTCAATCTTAAAAGCTTTGTTTGGCAATAGCGCAGGATTCAACAATGTTGTAACATCCACGCCAATCTCTGTAATAGTAGGGCTGTTTATCATGCCTGTGGCTGAATTAACCAATACCGCATCATCAGGAAGCAATATACTATCTATTGGATTAATAATAACTTCACCATCCTGGATATTCCAATCAAATTTATATTCATCAGCTAGATTATCAAGAATGTCCTTAGATGAACCTGTTAACGTTTGTCCTCTTAATTTATCTGCATTGTCAGTAATCCCTTCAATCAGACCGATAGTTGTTTCTTTGAATGTTTTTAGCACCTCATTGATAACCTCTTTTAATGAAACATTCTCACTAAAAGTTTTATTAAATGTTGAGTTCTGAAAATCCTTTTCACCATCACCACAAAATACAGCCGTCAATTTATCGACACCATTCCTAGACTGGAATACGTTACGCACATCGCCTTTGAATAATAATCTTTGATTCCCCTCATACCCTGCATTGATCACTATTTTAGTGAACTTCTTTTGAAGCTTTGACAGTGTATCTTCATTAGCATTATAGATAATGAATTTACATAGATTCGGAATGCTAAGAATTGATTTTGTTATTTCAAAGTTTATTCTTAAGTCGGTGATTATCTTTGCTTCACCGTTTGCTGGGATAATTGTGAGCTCATAAGCTCTTTTATACTGACGCGCCACTAGGCACCTCTTCGTCTGTCAACATGAATAGTTTTGCACCTGTGCCCAAATTATCCGCAGTTGCATCATGGCTAGGGTTTTGTAAATTGACTGTGTATAGATTTCTAACAGGGAAATTATATTGCTTTACCATATCAACACCGCCAACAATAGCAATGCCCGTCACAACATCATCGCCACCCGTTGCAAAGCTGATAGACCAAATTCCAACGCGTGAATTATAGATAACCCTGCAATCGTAATTTGTAGAATTCAAAGTTATTGAGAATAACTGCTCTGAACTTGAATTAAGCGGAATCTCAATCATGATTTAACCTGTTATTGATTTTAATATCGACCTGTTAACGGCTCCCTCAACGCCTGAATCAGGTGTTACAGGCTCAACACGGCCTTTATTTTCCGCTGCAGACCCTTGTTGCCTGGTTGACCCTTCCAGTAATTGAGTAATATCAAGCTTTATTAGCTTTGACTCTGTGATTATTACTTGCTCAAGAGTGATAGACATCTGAGCTATTCTTGACGTGTCCTTGTCTTGCGTGGTAGATAAACCCACTATAATCATATCAGAATATGTTTTTAGCTTTGTCTGTACGTTAATCGGTTCACGCAATTCCATCAAAGATAAAATAGCATTATAAGCCGCTTCACTACGCGTGATATTCTCTGATGTTGAAGTACCAAACAAACCACTAACAAAATCTATTATTTCAGCAAAGCTGGCAGCTCCAAGAGGCGTATCGCTAACCCTGGCTACAATATTGATTCTTTTCAGCTGAATAATTGAGTGGTCGGTAATATCTGCACCCAATTCAATGGGGTTTCTAGTTAGTCGAATAGAGTTAGCATGTGATTCTGTTAGCACAGCGTCAAGCTCAATTCCGCCTATTGATTTTTTTGATCGTATAAATAGATTCTCAAAAGACATTATTGATCCACCGCGCTATTTAAATCCTGGGCTGTTTGCTGGAATACGTTAGCAACCTCATTAGCTATATTTTCGGCTGTATCAGCACCGCCCTGTATTACTATTTCTATTTTATCAACCACAGTGGATGCTGTATTTGACACCGCAGTTCCGACATCACTTATTATTCCGCCACCACCCACATTAGCTAGGCCGGTTATATCACCTGCGAATCCTGGGATATTTGATACAAAATCTTTGATTCCCTGAAATGAAAGATTACTAATAATGTTAGCTATACCCTTTAAGCCATCCCATACACGAGTTACCCAGTCTGCAAGAACAGAAAATACACCCGCAACCGCCGTTATTTCATCAGCCCATTGTGGGAATTTTTCAATCATATCTCCTATGAAGCTTTCGCCGCCTTCAAAAAATACTTTTGCATCTTCTGCGAGTAAGCCAATTGCAACCCCTGCTGCAATAAACAAAGCTGGCAGCAATATAGCCGCCGCATTGAAGAATATAGCAGCAGCCCCAAGAGCCCTCATCATCCCTACTAATTGGAATATATGATTAGCCAGTCTTAATCCTATCCAGATAGCTGTGAGTGTTATTAACACTTTGAATATAGCGGTTAGGCGCTCAACCCAGATAGGTAGGTTTTGTTCTATTATCAGCCTGTTTGCCTTCCACCATTCAATTACTGCCTCTGATATTGCAGTTAATGCAGGGACGAATATTCTAGTAAAAAGTCGCGATAATTGCTTACTTATTGATAACAAATCATCTAAAGACTCTTGAAATTCTCCGGCTAATTTAGCATCTTCTTCTGTTGTCACTCCTATTTCAACAGATTCTTTGATTAATTCTTTTAAGCCTTTCTTACCCTGTTGAAGCAGCTTAATTGATGCTTTTAACCCTAATTTATCGGCAAATTCTATTTGTCTTGACTCGCTAAGGCCTTCTAAAGCTCCAGCCACTTCAAGCATTAAATCAGTAGATTTTTTGATCCCTCCATTGGCATCCTCAGTAGATATACCAAGCAATTTGAATATCT